CTATCTGCTGCCGCTTGTCTTAATGCGTTTTCCTTATCAAGTTCGCTTTTTATTTGCGCCAAATTGGCATCGCTTAAATCAGATTGAAGTTTCAGTAACTCCTGGTTGGTTTTGCGCTCATCGTCTACGATTTCGGCATTCGCAAACTTTGCCCGGTCAATTTCGGCACTAACCGGATCGCTGCCAAGATCGCTACCGGGTGCGGGTGCATTATCAGATAAGGGATTTCTAACACGCTGCGCAATACTTCGATTGTCATTTGCGGCCCCGGACTTGATACGGGCAACCGTTGCATCTATTATTTGAAGTTGTATTTGCGCCTTGGTAAGATCGCCTAATATTTTCGGAATCGCGCCCGTGTTGTTTTGGGTAACGGCAACTTGCAAGCGTTCGGTTAATTCATCCACGCGCTTTTTAACCAGTTCGTAGGCGTTGGCTTGTTCTTTGGCACTTTTGCCTGTTGATGTGCCAATCCCCTCTATCGTCTTTTTCCCCTCTTCAAGCGTTTTTTTTGTTTGCTCCTTTAGCCCATCTGCCGCCGTTTTACCCCCATCGTTGAACTGCCGAAACGCATCTAATGCGTCTTGCTGCGCTGCCGATAAGTTATCTTCTGCGCTGCGCTGCAAAGCGGCAAAGTTTTTGTCTACTCGCTTTAGCGAAGATTCAAGTTCAGAAATATCGCTTTTAAATTGGGCTTTTATGTTCGAGCGCAATTTATTAGGATCAATAACTCCAAAATTTCGAATCGTTTCCCCTGCTGTAAGTTGGCCTAATAATGCCCGATCTGGCGTTGCATCAAGTTCAACCTGTCTAAGTTTTTTCTGAACAATCTCAGATTCTATTTGCTCTTTTGCCCGCAACTTTAGCCGCTCTGTTATTTGCGTTCTAAGTACGTTTGTCGATAGAATCTGCAATCCGTTTAGTTGCTCAATATTTGCCGACTCTAACTGCTGTTGTGTTAATAAGGAAGGGTAAAGTTTTATCAGATCGTTTATTGCGCCTTTCCTTTGATCTTGCGTTGCCCTGCCATCTCTAAGGATATTAAAATTTCGCTCTGTGGCAATACTATCCCTTTCAACTTCTTGCGCCGCTTTCTGAAATGATGCTGATAGTATATCATTCGCCTGTGCTGCCCCGCTTGTTGCTGCCCCAAAATCAAAAAGTCTGCCATATGCGCCCGAAAGGGTGTCGACAAGATCAGTGGCCCCGTCAACAATGCCCTTTAGGGAATCGGCCAGCGCCCCGTCTGCAAATAAATTTTGGAAAGCGTTTGAAAGAGATTGTACAGACGCTCCAAGGGTTGCGTTTTTCTTTTCGTATTCTTGCGTAACGCTTGATGTTTCGTTAAGCGCCCGGCCTGCTTGCGCCGTTCTTTTGCTTAACAGGTCAAGATTGCCCCCTAATTTGCCTACAACCTCAACCGTGCCTATACCGTCTAAATCCAACTGCTTTAAAAGTTTTTCAAGTTCGGTATTGCTAAGGTTTTTGTCGTTTACCTTGCCCAAAAACAACTCAACCGCGCCAAATAAATCCTTATTTACAAGTTCTGTAAATTCCTTTGCCGAAACACCCGCCGCTTTTGCAAACTCCCCAGGCGAAGCGGCAACACGTTGCAAAACGCGAACAAAACCAGACGCGCCCCGCTCTGCATTTACCCCTAACTCGTCAAGGGTTGCGGACACCCCGATAATATCACCGGACGATATGCCAAACTGTTGACCTAATCCAGCGATACGACCCGTAAAGTCTGCAATAGTGCCAGCGCTTGCGGCTCCTTCGGCTTCCAAAAAGTTAAGCGCGTTGCCGATTTGCAAAATATCAGCGCCTACATTGTCTGTCTTAATGTCATTTAGAACGTTTCGAAGTTTGCCTATTACATCTGTGGTTTGTTCCACGCTACCGCCAAATTGATCTCCAAGGGCAACGTTTACCACGTCCACTGATTCGACAAACCCCTGTAATTGATCTTGCGCAACGCCCAGTTTGCCGCCAATTTCTGCAATGCCCAACTGATCGACAAGTGAAGTTCGGGTGTTGCGCTGTTCTAATACGTCGGATAGTTTTTGCACTTGCTCCGTGCTGATATTGGCCGCTTTCGCTACGTCTGCTATTTTGTCCGATACTTGCGCGTTTACTTGTATTGCCGTTTGCCCGATGCTTACTATTCCTTGTATAGTTGCAATAATGCCCCCGCCTATCAATCCGCCCGTTACAATATCTGTCAGGCTTAACAGCGCACTTTTATAATTCCCGACATTGCCCGTAAACCGCCCTAAACTTTCTTCAATGCCCCCGATTTCCTTCTTTACCCGTGCCGCGCTGGAAACAAGCCCCTTGCCAAAATCGCTATTGCGTTCTGCTGCTGATAGTTTCGTTATTTGGTCTGTTAATTTGGAATATTCCAAGCGAAGGCCTGCTAATGAATCTTTGGGCACCTGCGTTGCTTGAAATTCTTTGTTAAGCGCCCTTTGTTCCGCTTTAAGTTCGGATGCTTTGATCTTCGCGTCTGTAAGTTGCCGCACTAAATCAGTATAGCCGTTTGCGCCTTTTGCGGCTGCTATTTCCTTGTTTAGTTTTTTGATCTCTTCGCGGTTGGAAACAATAGCCGCGTTTACCCCCGCATCTTGTGCGACCAACTTAAATAATATAGTTTCGGCCATTTGGTTTTTTTGCAAAAATACGGCTTTTTCACAATATAGAAAGCCCCGACGTACCGTTGTACGCCGAGGCTAACTGATCTCATGAAAAGTATGCTCTTTATGGCTTATGAAACAAGCCCTAATATCGCGTCCCGTTCTTCGTAGGAAAAAGAAGGGGTTTTGATAATGTTACTAAAATATTCGCCGTTTTTTTCGACCGCATCGTCAAACCTTTGTGCGGCAAATATGCATTGATCGGGCGAAACAACTACTTTGCCAGCGCTGTTTTCAATGCCGTCCATTTCGGCCCATTCGCGTAAAAGAATGGTTTGCTTAACAATTTCAAATCCTGCCTAAGCAATCGTTCCACAACTCGTCTGCATTATTTTCCGATTCTGTGGCGTTGGCTTTTATTGTGCAAAGTGTCATTTCTTTGAGCATTAAAGAAAACTGATCAAAGCGAACACTAAACCCACCGTTCACTTTTTTAATAAAAGACGATCCTTCACATTTTGAGCAATTCCATCGGATTTCATGTCCGCATTGCGGTATTTTATCTTCTGGAATATTCGCAACGTTTTTGCAGTTTTGGCAAGTCGCTATCATTGTGTGTTTTTTACGTTGGATGAATGATATTCATAAGTTCATTTTTGAGACTGTCAAAAATTACTTTTTGGCATTCTCCTTCGCTTTCAGGCAATCCGATACCGTAGAACATGTCAATCTCCCGACAACACGCCTCATACATTGGCGTGTGCTTGCCCCATCCTATTTCTGCCTTTTTCGATTCGGCTTCGATTTTAAATTGCTCCTTTGTCATTGTCGTTTTTTTATTTGGTGAAATTTTATGCAACCAGCCGATCAATACGAAACGACCGAAACTCGCCCACCTCCAAATCGAAATAAACGATTGTAGACGGGCTACTTTTACGACCACCTTTCGCTTCGTAAGAAATTTGCGCCGCGTCAAGCGTTCCAATCGCAAAGCGCACAGTACCGTCCGCTTTGATAAACTCAAACTTTTCAGCGCCCTTGTGCATCCGCTCGCGCAATTTATGTGCCGCCCATGCCTTGCGTAGACACCACGCGAAAGTTGCTGTTGGGTTTTGGCGTTTGATGCTCCAGGCGCTTGTAAAGATTGCAGATTTCATATTGCTTTGCGTTTTATCGTTATTGATAGTACAAAGATAACACACAAATAAACAATTGCAAGCGCGTATCGACCAACTGCATGTTTTTATCGACGAACGTACGTTTTCAATCGACCAACGCACTATCCAACATTCAAAACCAAAAAATCGACACTTACTTCCTGGTTCAATTCAAACGCAATGCGCGCCCCGTATTCCTTTTCCAGCATCATTGCAACATCGCCAATGCTTTCTTTCAATACGGCGGTTACAAACCCCGTGCGCCGTCCGTTGCGCGTGTGTGCGTAACTTCCCCGCGTTGGCATCCCTTCGCGCTTTTGCTTTCGCGCCGTGGCGAATGCTGCGCTTTTGGCTTCGCGTTCGCTTTTGCCTTTAAGTTTGAAAAACTTAATCAGTCCTTCGATGTACTTCGATTTGCCACCCCGGCCCGATTTGCCCCCGTAAGGGATGCGGCTTGCCTTTACCCCTGTTTCGATTATGATGCCGTAACCAAGCGCGTACATGGTTGCGGTTGTACGATCACCTTCAACAACAATATTCCATTCAATAGACTTTGACAGCGCCCCGGTTAGTTCATGCCCTTGCGCTTTCAATTCATCTTGTAATCGCTTTTTGATTAGGTTAAGCGATTTTGTTAAGGATATTGCTATTTTGTTTTGCATGATCTTAATTGCTTACGCGGCGTAAAACAATGCGTTGGGCGGTGTTTCCAAACTCCAGATTGATCCAATACCCTTCGCGCAACTGGAATAGGGTATTTGGCCCCGCGAACGGGTAATTCACCAAGCGCATAACTTTCCCGTACAAAAGCATAGTTCGCGGCGTTCCACCTGTTGCGGGCTGCAATCGTATGCGCTTATTGGACGATAGTCGCGGAAATGTCGCGGCTGTGCTTGTTCCCGAAAATTCAATTTGCCAGTTACCTGTAAGAAATTCCTTTTCGTAACTATCCGCTATTGCAGTAATCGGGCTTCGCAGTAATCGCGCCGTTGTGATTGTGTCTAACTTTGCCCAATCGGACGTTTTTTGGCGCATTCGGTATGCTGTTGCGGCGGCGGCTGCAATTTCGTTGGCTTCGCCTTCGATTTTTGCCACATATCGGTTGAAAATCGTCAAAGTGTCACCCAAAAAGTCCTTTTTTTCACTGTAAGAACCGTTCGTGTATTCGATGCGGCTTAACTCGAAAAATACGCCTCCCTGGTTGACAATGTAGGTTGTATCCAGTGTGACGGTTTGGGTGTATGCAGATAGGCTGCATAGGAAAAGCAGTGTGAGAATTAGTGTTTGTTTCATGTTTGGTTTGTTAGAACGTTGATAGTGCGCTGCGCTTCCATCCGGCAGCAGTTTTGACGTAGAAATAGTTTTCATCCCATGATATGTCGCCTGTATTTCCATTTGTATCGGCTGTTGACGTTGGGGTGTATTTTGTGCGTAGGCGAAGTTGTGAGTAGCCGTTTGCGCCTATTATATCTGCGCGTGAAGTTGCGGCTGTTCCATCAGCACCTAATAATGTATTGCCTCGCACACCTAAGTTCCCCGCACTACCCAACACATCCAAGGTATAACTTGGATTTGCCCCAGCGCCAATTGAAACGCAGTTTACTCCGCTTGGGAATGCTCTTAGTACGGTGTTTCCGTTTGATACAATGTTCGCAATGCTACCAGCGGAAAAGTTAAAATTACTTGAACCAGCCCCAATCGTAAGAGCCAAAGCGTTAGAGTTAATTACGTTAACCCCATTACCTACTGCGGTGCTCGATTCGGTAAAGTCTAAATTATAGCCCAGTGTGACCTTTCGATCATCTTGCGATTTAATGACTGGTGCCGCTGCGCTATTGGTAACAAGTAGATTATTTGTGGAGGAGGTTGCGCCAGCGCCTACTATGGTTAACCGAGCGGGTGTACTTGTAGTGCCAATCCCTATATTCCCAATGCTGCTGATCCTCATTCGTTCAGTTCCAGTGCGGATATTTGACCCATTACCTGTAAAAAACAATAATGATTCAGATGAATTATATGATGCACTACCCCCTCCAAAAATAAGCCGTCCTCCCGTGCTAATATTTGAAAACCAGAATCCTAAAATGTCCGCTTCTGAATTAAGGTAGTGCCTCCCTAGCATCATGCCTATCTTATTTGTAGCATCTGTCTCATTATCGCTAAGACGCAAACATGGTCTTCCTGCGCTTCTTGACATTATATCTAGTTGTAAATTATTTGGAGGGGTACCGCCAATTGAAACAAAACCTGTTCCGTTTTCTTGAATTATACTGTTTGTAATCGCTGTGGAACTTGAAAACTTAGGCAAAAAACCAGTGGTGCCGCTTCCTCCTAATTTCCCGTTAAACGTATTCCAATCCGCGCTAGAAAGCAGCCCGCGCACCGATGCCGATGCTGTCGCAATAGTCGCCACCGCGCTACCCGGCCCCGTAGCAGTCACATCACCTGTGAGGGCTGTGATACCGGACGCGGGTAAAGTAATCGTTTTGGCGGGTTGGTTGTCTTGTGTTAATGAAAGCAACAAATTAGAACCAGAAACCAAAAAAGTATCAATCGTTTGAATCTCGTTTGTTACGCTTTGATCGGGCGCAATGCTTGTAACGGCCACCGTCCGAGTAGCGCCCGCGTCAATTATACGCAAGTTGCCCCCCGAAACATCGAAGCCTGTGTTCAATTCGTTGGTATTCGATAAGTCCCCGGCGTTGTTAATCACTGTCAAATTAGGCCCGCTCAAAGTTATGCCTGTCCCAGCCGTGTACGTTTTGCCGTCCGAGCAATTAAGGCACTTCCAAACCGTACCCGATCCAGTGTATTGGTACAAACGCGGCAAAGTATCACCATTCACCGCAAACCAACTTTGGCCGCGAACGGGTGCGTAAGCGGGTGCGCTTGTGCCGCTTATCTGGTCAATTGTGTAGCCCTGCAATTGCCAATTAAGCGCGTCCGGCGACCATGTGTATATCCGCCCTGTGGTAATATCAAAGCGAACCCGTGTGCCAAGCGCAGACGGTGCGCCTGTTGGAGCGGAATAATTAAACCCCCAGGGCGCTGTAAATGGCGTTTGAGCAAACGCGCAAACTTGCAATAAGGCAAGGAAAAACGCAAAAAGTATCTTTTTCATGGTTTTTTGAGGTTTGTTTTAAAGTGGTGAAACACGCTTTAAAATGTCCGTTATGCCCGTATCCGTTTCCACTGAAAAAAAGTAATGGTCATTTGTTTCAAGTCCAGCGGCCCGCGCCTCCGTGTCATTCGCGTAATTTGGAAGGCCCGACAAATACGCGATTAATAGCCCAAAGAAATATGTAGGGTATGGAGCGCCTTGAATATACACCCCTTCGCAGTTGTTTACGCTCATAGTGGTGAAACGCGCTTAAAGGTGTTATAAATGCCGGTATCCGTTTCCTGACTAAACCAATAAAATTGCCCCGTTGTTAGCCCCGCTAAACGTGCCGCTTCATCGTTCGGGTAACTTTCGAGCGAATTAAGGTAAGTCTTAAACGTGAAACCAGGTAGCGCCTCGTTACTGCAACACGGATCGTCAATAACAGCAGCCGGGAAATCTTCAAAGTTAAATTGTAGATCCTCAAAGCATACGTTTTCATGTACCGCAAGATCAATGCTACGCCCGTATAGCGAAGTCGCTAAACCTTCAGTATAGATGCCGTTTTGTTGCTGATTATTGGCGGACATTATTTCTGCAAAGCCCTTGCCTGTTTGTACCGTAATGCCGCCCACATCGACAAGCGCCTGTAAATACTGTGCGTGGTAAAGCCCCCACGGCCCGCCGTCGATCTTTGCAACCTTAACCCCTTGCAAATAGTGCAGCACCTGATCGAGTAGCCGCGATGTGTCTAAAAATATGTCGTTTTTCGTGCGCTTATCACACGCGCAACAATCGCAGTCTTTACAGTCGTTTTTTAGGCTGTCTGTAACGGAAATGGAAATATTGTAGACGTTTTTCCACTTGTTCTTTGCGAACGGTTCAAATGTGCGGATGCTTTGCACAAAGCAAGAAAGCACCGGAAAATCAAAGGATATGTTTTCTTTCGGATAGCCCGAATCGGCCCACAAACGCGACCAAAAGAAGTTTTTGCCCTTGTCGCAAATCGTAGCGCCTAAATTTGGCGTTTGGAGCGAACGCCCGCCCTCTTCTGTTTCAACCAACCATGTTTGTAGCCGCTTGCATGGGTATCCATTCACGATGGGGCTATGCCTAACCGCATCGGCGAGGATTCCATAAAAGTCATTGAGGTTGAACAGATAATCAGACATAGCCAAATTTGACACAAATATAAGGGGATTAAAACAAAAAACCCAAACACGGTTAAATGTTTGGGTTTTTTGATATGGGGAAGATGTTTTATCCGCATAGGCTAAGCAATCTTTACAGTCACCGTTGCTCCGTAAACGCTTTGCATGTCTGCCTTGATCTGTTCAATGTTTTGAGCATTAATAGCAGGAACTTCTATTTTAACAGGCAAAGTTTTTACAAAGTCTCCAATCTTCCATCCTGCCGATACTTTGATGACAGTTATTGTTTCATCTCGATTCCATTCTCCCTGGATTAAAATGTGCTTTTGTGTGGCACTTTCTGCCAACAATGGAAGCGCAATGCCCTTTTCTACAAGGCTGATTTTAATTTGATCAAAGTTAATCATCTTTTGCGTTTTTTATGCAGCCTTGCGTTATTGCTTCGCTGCTTTAATAGTACAAAGATAACACACAATACAATACAAACAAAGCGCGTATCGACGAAAGTGCCGTTTTTATCGACGAACGTATAAAAATGATCGACGAACGCTATCTTTCTGCATTCTTATCGCTCATCAAAGAAATTGCTGTTTCATAATTTGCCCGACAAGCGTTTTCGTAAAGTGATGGGGTATTGCCAAACCAGGCAAATTCCATTAATGCGGTTATCATTGGCCTATGACCGACCCTGTTATATACTTCTTCACTGTGCTTCTTTGCCGATTCGTACGCTTCGGCTTGTAAACGTGCATCTCCACCACTGGGGTAAGGTTTTGGTATATCAAAGAAAAAAAGATTCCTTGGTTTTGCCCTAAGCCCCGCAATGAACTGGTCAAAAAAAAAGCGACATCAAAAGCGGTCTGACAGTCTATATCCTGAAAGTGTTTCATTCTTTCGGATAAGAACTTTTCTTTTTCGGCCTCTTCGATGGGTAATAGTTCGCCTTCTTTGCGGGCAATAACAGCCATTGTGCGCAAATAACCGCTAAACAGAACACTTCCTGTTAAGTCCTCCTTTTCCAATTGTTCGGCAATCCTTTTCGTTTCCAAAATTTCTATTGCCTCGATGACCGAAATATCGGGCATTATATCAACCCCACTAAGTGCAATTTGCTGAATGTACGGAATAATATACTTTTCGCCTTTATATTCAAAGGTACAATCCGATTCCGTGCGCAAAACAGGCGACACCTTGCCAACCACATTGTAAATATGCGCAAAGATAGGCGACAAACAGCCGTCTAAATTTGTCGATGCGCTGTAAATGTCACCTACCTTCGCTTCGAGCATTTCGCCATAGTCTACCCCCGTGATCGCACTGATTGACATTATCGCCCTGGCAACCGGATTGATTACCGACTCCTGCACCTTCACAAAGTCAATGTACGCGCTTAGTTTCAACTCTCGCGGCGTTGTGGGTAGTTCGACTGTAAACAGGTCGTTTCCTGCAACATCTTTTAATGTGGCGTTAAGCATCGGCTTTGTGGGCGTAGATTGTGGTGTTGTGTTGGGTAGAGTGGATTAGGGGTATTGTGTTAAGTTTGGCATGCAGCCCGTCAAAATTACCAATATAAGCGCAATACGATACTTTACTCCAATAATCAAGCCCTTGCCCTAATGATTCGGTCTTGGACCACCCAAAGCCCCCCTCTAACGCATCGGGAAGGCTTTTTGCGTTAAAATAAATATGCCCCCTTTCGGTAGCGTTTTCAATCGCTTGTTCCCGATACGGCTCCGGCAACATTTCGTACCATTCCCGGATTGTTTTTTGTTCTTGCATTTTTGGTGAATTTTGATTGTGAATTATTTAGGCTTTTCAGGTTTATCGTCCCAGCCTTTAGGCTTTTTTGTGATCACCGTAAAGGTAGTTTTTACGCCATTTAGGGTAATTTGGGTCGGGATAATTAGCGATTCGTACGCCATTGATTCGTTTTTTTGCAATTCCGTTTCCTGCAAAAACTTTCTAAACTCCTCATTTTTTGGCATCGCAGCGTCTTCAATGCGCCGTCTTTGCATCCATTCCTTTAGCGCCCAATATCCAAATCTAAGTTTATACTCCTTGTCAATGACAAAACAGGTTTCCGCGTCCGCATTTTCAAGATACATCGCCCACATATTTTCAAGTTCACATTGGCTTAATTGTTCCATTTTACACGTTTTTTGGTTTGCGTCCGCGTTTTTTCACCTCTTCGACAAAATCCTGCGTTTCCTTTGCGCTCAAAACTTCCATTGCTTTCAGTTCATCGCTCGACATATCCGGCAATTTAATAATGTCGCCAATTTTACTAGGCAATCTAACCTCCACAGCATTTCCGCTTTGGCCGGACGTATTCGGGTTGGGCATAGGGTTCGCTTGTGAATAGGGCGCTTGGCTTGTGAGCGACATCAATGTCGCCCGCAAAGTTTTTTTTTCATTGGTCGGGTCATAATCGCCACGGTCGCAAGCGTTCAACTGAATGCGCGTGTCGTTATCCTGGAATTTGGTTGTAATAAATACGCGCAAGTCCCGGCACGTTTGCGCCTCGCGTACACTTCGATTTTCTTTCCAGCGCATCGCGTTGTAAATCGTAATCAATTCGTTTTTAAAATCAATCGGTTCCATTTTATCTTGGTTTTTATCGAAGCGGGCGTTTGTACGCCTTTTTCGATGTGATGTGTTTGCTTGCCCAATACCGCGCCGCGTCTATCGCGTGGTTCCATTCATCTATCGGGTCACCCGTTGGCTTTCCCGTGCGCCTGTCAATAACCCACGAATAGTTGTCTAATTCCTTTTTCAAGTTGACAGACCGCGCCGTTATGCAAATAGGGTAGTTCCCTAATAACTCAAGTCCAGCCTTAATGCTCCCTGGCCCCTTTTCGGCTCCTTCGATTTTCGGGAATCCTAATCCGCTAATTTCCTTAATCGCTTCCGGGTTTCGATCTGCAATAATACGCAATTTCGGCGAAACATTGCGCTCTTTCATCGTTTTTGCCCGTATGTGCGAAGTCATGTTGTAATCGTACATCAACTCATCAATGTACAATTTGCCTTCGTAAATACCACAACGCACGAGCGCCGTCGGGTCGGGGTAAAAGCCAAAGTCTAAACCATATCCTTGTTTGTCGGCGTCGGCTGGGAAATCGGCAACGATTGTGTATTCTTTGAAAACAAGACCCACCGTTAACGTCCCCCATTCACCAAGCGCGTAGACCAAGTATTGTTGGTAGTTACGCACTTTAAGTCGCTCAAAGGTAAGGTGCTGGTTTTTTGGGCTAAAATAGTTATCTAGGTACGTTGTTTTCAAAACAAACGGCTCGTAATCCGTTGCCTTGAAAAAAAAGTCGTGTATCCAACTATCCTGCGAAATGGGATTAAAGGTAAGGTGAATATGGTTTGTCGTTTTCGTTGTCCTTACGCGCCTGTCTAACTCGAAAAAGTCATCGGCTGTAATGCTGCTGTTTTTGTCTAAAGGCTCCTCAATCCAAACATCCGAAATATCAGCAATAGACTTTAATTTGTCCACATCGTCAAGCCCCCCGGATAACATCACATTGCCATTAATACACTTAATGGTCATTGGCGTTTCAAGTACCGTAAAATAGTCCTGTAATTGGTATCGGGCTATTTGGTCTTTCAGTAGTTGAAACTGTGAATGCCTGACCGTTACATGATGCTTCCTCACAAACAAAACACGGCAATAGGGTTGCGTCAAAACCTTAACCAGCAATTCAGTCGCTTTCCAGTCGCTTTTGCCTGATCCGCTGCCCCCGTATAAAATTTGTATACGTTCCGGACTGTTGTAGTGCGGTATATAAACATCATTTACGACAATCGGTAAAAAGTTGCCTACACTACCAATATAGGCAAGTTGTTCGGGCGTTAAGCCCTTTGCTACGGACGCTGGCAAAAATCGGATGTTTGCGCTCACTCCTCACTTTTAGGCTCGATTTTCACAATGCGCAAAATCTGCTCCAATTCATCGGCATTAATAGCCCCCGGCGTTGTAAATGATTGTACGGTTGCGTTAACGTTTGATGTTTCAATAGCCTTCCCTTCAACCCGATCTAAAATGAACTGTGCAGCCCTTAGTCGTGTTGCGGGGTCTTCATCATCATTAATCGCATCGTTCACAATGTTTAAAAGCATCTTTTCCCGGCGCGTTATCTTAATCAACTTTCCCGCATCTTCGTACGTCAAAACGCCGTCCAAGATATTATTTAAGATTGTTTTTGAAGACATAGCGCCCTTGGGCCTCCCGTTAGGGTTTGCACTTTCGCCTTTTTCGGCAGCATGCAAAGTGCCACCGTTGCTTGTTATCTTCCTTGCCATTTGCTCTGTTTTTGCTCTGTTAATACAAAGCACATATATAACAAAAATCTTGCCCGGCTGTTAAGCGATGGCAAGAAATATGTCTAAACGTGCATTATGTGCGTCTTTGTCTTTGTGGGAATCTGCGTGATGCTTTTGTGGTTTCTTTTCTTAGGCCACTCCTGACCTTTTTCTTTATTTTACTTCCGCTTGACATTTTTACTGTTTGGTTTTTGGTTTGCTTTTCTGGATGGTTTTGTATTTTTCAATCAAAGCGTCTACATGCTCAATGTTAAAGTCGTGCAAGTCTTCGCATTCTTCAATCATCAACTGCTCTACGTTGTCGGAAGATCGGAGGTTTGCGCTTCCATGTATAACGATCTTCATGCCACAATGCGTTTCAATGCAAACTACCTTTGTATGTGACCTGGCAACGGATAACTGGAACTTATTGTCAATGTCCAGTGTATCGTACATGTACTTTACCAGCCCGTTTCTTTCGTGACTGAAAAAGTAGGTACTAACCAGCACGTCTACGCTATCGACATAGTTTCCTTTGATTAGGTTCTCGATGCTGTCTACGTTTTCCTGCGAAAGCGAAAGTGTAGAAATTGAAAGCCGCTTAACATGGTAGTTTTTTTCAACTAATAGCGCTTCGATAAAATCACCAAAAATAAACGACCCATTCACAATGGCATAATATCGGCACCCTTTTTCAATGTCGATACCCTTAGCCATATCTTGGGCGTACTTGTACTTTATATGCCGATTCGATACCGCTTTTTTGATCTTAGGCTTAACATACCGGGTTTCGGTATAAAATCTGCCACTCCCTGCCTTTTCTGGCAAAAAGTAGTCATAGTTTACGTCCTCGTCAATAACCTCTTTCATTGTTGCGTTTTGTATTGCAAAGTTACGGGTTTAAAATAAAAGCCTACACTTTTTCGGTATAGGCTTTTTTGTATTTGGCGTAAGTCGTTTGAAAAAGGAATCCCGATAAAGGGCATG